CGGCTCCTGGCCTCAGCGGTTTGATGTCTGGTTTTCTCCAGATGTTTCTCCGAGCAGTAGCGCGAAGTTGGCCCCCTCTTCGGGTGTCGGTTGCCAGACCGGTGCTTGTCTTCGAGGTGAACCTCTGGTACTTGTACCATGTTTCTAAATAAGACCCTGCCAGCGGGCTATTGCACGGGTTGTCGTCCGGCTACGGGTAGTGCTGAGCTGGGCAGCGGGTTTCCCTTGTGAAATAGGGTTTAATGGGGATGTTAGGGCCTTGGGAATTGGGCAGGCCCGGGTAGTACCGGGCCGTCCGAGGCGCGAACACTAATTTTGTCTGTTACCCCCCTGTTGGGAACTGGGTGACTTAATACGACGAGTTCCGCCGCTGTAAGACTGTCCCCCTGACATGGTGGTTACTATTCTCCCCCCGTCTTCTCGTGTCTAATAAGTCGTTTGGTGAGTGAACACCTCGTGGACTTTAAACATAAAAGAAAACTCACTGGGAAACCCTCCTCCAGTATAAAACAGCGGTAACAAAAGAACAAACTGAAATGTGGGAATTACAACAAAGATTACCGATTACATCGGTCCCCGTTTCGATCTCTTTTGTGGACTTTCGGGTCCTTTTTCAGAGATTTAAACATCGTCGTAATTGCCGTGTAGAGAGCTGTGTGGAGGTTCGCAGCTTGTCGCACGTAAAAACGTTAAGCCCGGTTCACACCCCCTTATCCGCCGATGAGGGGTCAGCTGTCCCAAAAAGCTGTCAGTTTGGCGCTCGCCTTAGGAGGAAGGCGAGGACCTGTGTGCGTTTCCTGGAGAAGGAACTCAGGTTGAAGAGGGCGCGTGCTCTCCCTTCCCGGATTGAATGCGGTTATCTTAGATCCGCTATCCGGTCCTGTTTCGATCACCTCGACGACTTACAGGAACTCTCTGTAAAAACTACGCAGAAGCTTGAAAAGAGTTACTGCCCCTTTTGCGACAGTACGAAGGGTCCAAAGAGAGTAGAAAAATGGAAAAAAGAAAGGTTCGATGCTATCGAAGTGGATAACGACCACTTAGCTCTATTCGTGTCCCAACTCGGCAGGAATGTCGATGTTGGTTGGAACCGAGGTAAGTACCCATATATCCCTAATGGGCACGCTTGTCTGGGTGTGACGAGACGCGAGGGTGGGACGTGGATCCCGGGAGAATTTAGCGCCGCTTGCGACGTGACTTCGGTCGTCTCCGCGGGGAAGCCCAGGATTGTGACGCTCTTCTCTGAGAGAAACAATGCTATCCTCACCCCTCTTCATCACTCTTTATATGACAGCCTCAGGAGGAAGGGCTGGTTACTCGTCGGGGACCCCACCGATGACGTAATCTCTTCTTTGAATGGTTGCGAGTATATCAGCGTCGACTACCGTCAGGCGACTGACAATATTAAAGTTGCGTATACTCGAGCTGCCATAGAAGTTTTAATCGACAAGGGAGTGGAGCTAAATGACGACGAGGTGCGTGCACTTCGGGTAGTCGGTTCGCTAGAGATTGACGGGTCTTTGGCAACCAGGGGACAGCCCATGGGGAGCTTGATGAGCTTTCCATTGCTTTGTCTTGTTAATAAGACGGTTGTCGACCTCGCTCATAACGACCTCCTGATCGAAGGGAGAATCTCGTTCAAGGAATGGACGAGTCATCGTTGTCTAATCAACGGCGATGATCTCTTGCTCCGGGACTTACAGCCACCCGGGGAGCTGTTGCCGCGTATAGTTGCCCACGGCGAGCGAGTGGGTCTTTCGGTCAATACCGAAAAGACAATGGTAGATGCCGAGAAGGGAGAAATCAATTCCACCCTGTTCGAGAACGGCATCAAAAGAAAGAAATTAAATTGTAGCGCCCTATTCATGGGGCAGGATGAGAATGACGTGATCGGTTTTTCCGACCGATCCACTCTCACGACGGAGGGCTTCCTGTTTTGCGTGCGCAGGGCACGTGATCGTCTTGCCAGACAGGAAGTGAAATTATGCGGGCCCCTCCCCTGCGACAGGTTTAACGCGCTTGTCCGGGACCCGCAACTCCGCCAATCCTTGACCACCCAGTTTTCTAGGGGCACCAAGGCTACCAATGTCTTCCCGGTAGTAACCAAGCCAGTCGGTTACGATTTATCTCGCCAGGAAGAGATTGTTCTCATAAAAGAGAGGGTAGACTGGCTTCGCTCGATCTCGTACGTCCCTCCCCTACGTACGCGTGACGGACAGAGTGAAGTAGGGCGTACTTCGTTACGTATCGCCCTGAAGAGAAAGAAACCAGCCGATGAGGACACTTGTTTGTCCGTCCTTGCCATCGGCTGGGAGAAAAAACAAAAGGAATTGGCTGTTGCCAAGGACACCCTTAGTGAACGTGTGCCGTATGAACACGTTTGCGACTTCTGTTCCGGTTCTTCCCGGATCGAACAGATGGTCTGTGAGATAAGGGATTTAAAACGAGCGACGTGGCTTCCCGCGAGGGAGTGCCAGGTGCCTGGTACCGACCCTAGTGGTTGGGCCTTGTAGTTGCTCACGATAACCGCCCTGCACGGTGAATGCAGGAGTTAACGCCCC